CCATAAAGGACGCGATCTGATCCTGTCTCTTCTTGCCATAAGCCATAACAAAGGTTTGGGTATGTATAAGTCATGCCTGCACCTCCTCCACCTGATGTTCCAGTCGCATTAATCGCAACGAAATAACTGAAAGAGGTACTATTGATGACTGTAATGGGAATATGGGAAAGATTTAGTTGGGCAGCTGACAATCCGTTAAATCCTGTTGCCCCTGTAATTGAGACAAGCATCCCATTTATTAAAATGGTATTTGGGGCTGCCAATGTTACGACAATAATATTGTTTCCATTTACCGTAGAAAGACCATTATTTGCTATATTCAATACGATAGGAGCAGGAGAAAATTGATTTAAAATGGGTGTAGAATCAGTTTCAAGAGGAAATTGATATACTCTCACAGGTGTTCCGGCGCTACGGCCATGGACACTATCAAACCAAAAACCCTCTTCGATATTGTATATGATAACACTATCGCATTCAGAATTGTTCCCAGATGGATAATACCACCAAATTTCGTTATATTCCTCTTTGTACATCCCCCATACTTTATTTCTATGATTAAAATTTAATTTCTTAAAAAATGTAATTTTATTAGTAACATTCGGGAGAGTTTTGATAACACCATTATATAAGTAAAATTGTGTCATCCCGATCCAATAAAAAACATTGTTATGGGTAACAACACAATTTTGGGAAAGGATGGAAATATCATCTTGGATTGTATCGAACTGAAAACCCACAGGCTCCCCGACAAAAGTTGCCTTAATAAGGGAAGTGAGAGACCAAAACAATCCGGCTGGAGCATTGCTGCCACCACGGGTAATTAATCCTTTAACGATCTTTGTTCCTGCAATGGAAGCAAAATGTGCATCTGACCAATCTCCGCCAGGATTAAGCGTCCATGCTACAACACCGTCATTTGTGTATTTAAAGAAATAGGGATAAAGGACAACAATGCCTCCTGATGCAGATTGAAGCGTAGAAGATATAGGGACTAATGGTGATGTAGTAGCTGTATCACCCCAATATATCAATCCTTCAACTGAATTATTTATATCTTCAAGATTAGGGGCAGCATGAGCAATGAGATAATTGACAGAGCCACTTATCCCATATGATACCGCTGCGCCTCCTCCGCTTCCTGATCCAGTTGCAACACCTGTAGTTGCATATTGGAAGGAAGTGTTGACTACAATATTCGTAATTGGCGCGCTTATATTCAATTGGGGAGCCGTAATCCCATTGACGGCAGTTGCGCCAGAAATTGTTATATATTGCCCTGCGACAAGACCTGCCGTTGAAGCCACACCGACCGTTACCACATTGGAACCATTGACCGTTGTGATAGGATTGTTTGCAAGGTTAACTGTTGAAGAGACAACATCAAGTACCGTAAATCGATCAAATGTCCAATTATTATTAACATTTGGGACAAAAACAGTGGGAGTACGGTCAATTTCAGGATTTGCATTACCATTAAAAATAGAAGTAACATGTAAAGTTGATGGACGCCCCAAATAGCAATCAGTTATATTACTTTGTTGGTCGATATTATAGATATTTCGGATAATTTCATTATTTCCAGGATCAAGGAGCATGTGCCCCCCTATCTTCTTGGGGCGTCTCCGATAGAATCTGACCCATTGGCCATCAATACAAAGGTTGGTATCAAATTGTGTACCATCCCTTTGTATTCCAGGTTGGGGACTTAATATGTCTATGATATGGTCAGCAGCCATTATCTATGTCATCCATTTTATAAAAATTATGCTAATAACCCAAATCCAATAACATATACATCCGGAAAATCGGTAGGAGATACACCTCCACGAAAAGTTACAATATCTACTGAACTTGTAATTTGACCAGTAACAACTGTAGAAACTGAATTCCCATCAGCACCACCAGGATTTCTAACCGTAATAACAACTGCATAATGATTATTTGCAAAACTATTCGAAAAATTAATTGTATAAGTTCCTGTGGCAGTTCTCGTAACCGATGAAACATTATAAAAACCAAATCTACTCCCAGTTAATCCATTGAAATCAACCCAAAATCCTGCAGCACTCGGATGATATTGTTGCCTTCCAGGGGAAGTATAAACAGTTGTTGACGAGGCAGCCTTCATTTCAGCTATAGTTGCTGCCAATGATGACGAAATTGTTTGCCAGGTAGGACGAGTACCTGCACCATTGGATGTAAGGACTTGCCCTGAAGTACCTAATGTGGCAACTTGCTGAAGGCTTGTTACCCCTGTTACTCCACCACAAATGACAGAATTAGGAGTAAAACTATCACGCCCAGTTCCGCCATTAGAAACCGTTATATCACTACCATTCCATACGCCTGAAATTATAATACCCACTTGTGTAATATTTGACTGAACAGCAAGGGGAAGGGTTGATTTAATGGAAGGGACACCTGCATTGCTTGTAACAAGGACGCCATTATTTGCTGTTGCTAACCCAGTAATTGTATTAGTTATAGATGAATATAAAATCTGATTAGCAACTGTAGCATTAGGATAATCTGCATCACTAAAAAAAAGATTTAAAGCATTATTTCCAAATAACATATTTCCTGATCCAGTTGGTCTAGATGGAGGTAATGTCATAATATAACTAACAGCTGTTGAATTACTTGCTTTAAATTCTGCAAAAGCTGAATTAGCACTATTCCAAAAGCGACATGTTTCTCCACTTCTAAGTGCTAATCCATATCCTGATGTAGCACCTCCAAATAAAAGGCTTTGTGTTCCAGCAGATGAATATCCTACAACTCCTACCGGGTTAGGGGGTATTTTATAAAAACCAGTTGTAGGGTCAGATAAAAAGCTTATCCCTGGCGCACCTACAGACCCATCGGCGAAAGTTGCATTTGTTATTATGGTAGGCGTACTGTAAAGGGTTGTCCCATCTGAATAGATAATAACCCTTGTTCCCTGAGGAATAACAATCGGACTTCCTACAGGGCTTGCATTTGTACCCAATTGGACTGTAACCGTAAAAGCATTGGATGTGGAATTGAAGATATACCATTGCCCTGCGGCTGCTGGATAAAAAACAGACACATTTCCCGTTAAAGCACCTGTATATGTTTGAATTAAAGGCTTGGCTTGTGCTGGTGTTAAATTAACGAAAGTTCCTGAGAAAGGTGTTAAATTAAGGCTTAGAGTTTGAACCTGGAAAAAAGTCGGCGTACCAAATCCTAATGTGTTCCAATTTGATCCACCCGTCCCGACAACATTTATAAAATAAGATGACTGTCCTGGATCAAGGGAGAAACTGGCATTACCATCAATAGTTGATCCATCAGATGTGACAAGCGTCACAACACCTGTCCCTTCATTATTGACAGCTATATAAAATCCACCACCAACCGGCAAACTGGCAATTGGGACTAATGTTATATTGGCTGTTCCTCCTGTCCAGACAATAATCTGCGCCCTGTCAGTAACAACGACTTGATAAGCCGCATCTATGGTTTTACCAAGAAAGTTTGTATTGATCTGTGCCCCTGGCCCTGTAGGAAGTGCAATTGTTCCAGGCCCCGCAAGGATGCTGGCATCAGAAAATGAAGTACCCGCACCTAGATGTGTAATCCCCCATATGCCCCCTTTTGTCGTATTATCTTGGAGATAAAGGATAATTTGATTGTCATTTATAGGAGAAAGGACATCTATTAAATTACCTTGAAAGTCAAAAATATTAACAAGATTTGCGCCAAGATTATTGAATTGGACAGTTTGACCAACTGATATTAATGTGGCATCACCTAACAGGATTTGGTTATCATCTGAGACAGAACTAATATCATTAATTTGAGCCGTAACATTATTTACCCCTGGCAAACTGTCAACGAAAGATGAAGCCCAGTTTAATTGCAAAATTTGACCATCTTGAAGTAGATAACTTGCATAGGATGGAAAAGCGGTATTGATAGTATATCCACCGAATATATTTGTATAACTCATCTTTAATCAGCCTTCCTATCGGTATAACGATCAATTTTTCGCAATTCATCTTTGGCATTCCATGAAGAGATTGCCTTTACGTATTCAGCTTCTACGACTGGAATCCTTTCATCATTTTTCAAATCAAGCATGGCTTCTAAAAGGACAGCTTTGAGGAGGACTTCCGGCATAAATTCAGTAAGGTAATTTGACTGGTAAGTTAAATCTATTACCTGCGGTGTTTCCAAATAACCGAGGACGTAAGGATAAGCCTGGTCAGGTGTTGGGGAAATTAACCAGTTATAATACCCATAATCCGCGTAGAACATGGGAGGGGCTGTCGCAGCTTGGTTTGGCCAGAAAGAGCGAGCATATTCAAATGACCTTAAAAGGATGGGCGTATAATTATTATAATTGGGGAATGAGGCCACAATGGATGCTCCCCCTCCCATAGGGACAGTGGCTGTAGCAGGAGAATTGGCAAGATAGAAAAATTGGGTAGCACTTGCGACCGTTATGGTAGATGCTACATTTAAATTTGCTGCTGGTATTCCGCCAGTATCTGTAGCCCCTGAGATAATGACAGTTTGTCCATTTACTAAACCTGCTGTAGATGGGATCGTGACCGTAACTACGCTTAATGTATTAATTGTTGCCAGGGGATTATTACCCAGGGTCACATTTTGCTGCCCTGTACCGAAATTGAAGGTAACTGTATTTTGCCACCGAGCAGGTTTGGGAATGACAGAAACGCCAGGGGCAAATGTTGACGATACATAAACTTCAAACAATTGCGTGTTGGAATCACGCCCTATGCGATCATGTGCAAATTTGATCCATGCATCTATATCCTGAGTGACGGTTTCATCCAGCCTTTCAAGGTAACTAATGGTTTTTTCAACCAAGGTATTATATGTAAGGATGAAAGACATTACAATTATCCTAAAATTTTATATATTATAGTAAAGATATCTCAAAATCCCTTTTTTTACCACCAGGTAATTATAACGAGACCATCTCCGCCATTTCCTCCAGTGCCGCCAGTAATACCGCCGCCACCGCCGCCACCGCCACATCCATAGGAACCATTTCCGCCATTGCCACCTGTTCCGGCGCCATTTCCAGCGGCTCCTGCCCCACCAAAAGAACGAAAAGGTTTATAAATCGTATATCCATTATTCCCATTTGATCCAGGTGTACCACTCGAACCGCCTGCGATAGTGGCAACGGCAAATGTAGGATTTCCAGGAACTGTCACTGTTCCTCCACTTCCAGTGGTATTTGATGCGTTGGCACCTCCACCTCCTGCACCACCTGACGAAATATTTGTATTAGAAGTAAAAGTTACGGCTGTTGCTGTTCCTGAAGTTACACCAGCAGTTGGATTTTGCCCTGCCCCACTATCATAATAGAATAAACCAGTGCTGGCATACGGATTCATTGATCCGCCACTTCCTGCGCCTCCAGCCGCTGTTCCTCCTGATGAAGGAGTAGAAGTATATATAAGGATACCTGCACTGGCTATTGTAGTTACGCTAGGACAGAAAGTTATCAATGTTGAGGCACCCGCAGAACCATTTACACCAGAAGTTCCCCCTGCCCCTCCTGAACCAGCCTGAATAAATAATGTAGAGGGAATTACAGATGTTAAAACCTGCATCATAATGAAACCACCACCACCGCCACCGCCGCCGCCGATGCGAGCCGTAGATGTCAAGCCAGTTGTTCCGCCCCCACCACCGCTTCCTGCACTAAAAGCAAATATATGAAGTCCTACAGCGCCTTTGGGTATCCTGTAAGGAAGCCAGTCCTGTAAACTCATCCCTCCCTGGAATACAGTAGTCCGGCCTATATTATTGCTCATCAATCCTAAAGTTTCTTGAAGCATTTATATATGACCTACCACCAGGTAATCAGGACGATGCCATCACCGCCAGCTCCACCTGCCCCACCAGTAACACCACCACCACCACCACCGCCGCCACAACCAACTCCACCGATTCCACCATTGCCGCCAGTTCCGCTTGTACCAGAACTTCCGCCGCCTGCACCTCCTAATGCTGTTAGTGGCTGTAATACGGTATATCCTCCATCTCCACTTACGCCGCCTGTTGCACCTCCTGCTCCGCCATTTACATTGGAAACAAAAAATGAAGGACTTCCAGGCGCTGTAATGCTTCCACCTGTAGAGGTAGTGTTTGCCCCATTAACGCCCCCTCCGCCACATCCACCCATGTTGAGTGCAGCAGCTGAAAAAGTTATAGCAGCTGGCGTTCCTGTAGAAGAACCTGCTGTACCTGCTGTACCTGCTGTTTGAACCATTACACCCATATATGTATATTGCAGTGTAAATGATCCAGACGATCCAACTGCTCCTCCCGCAGCACCAGTTCCATGCGCCCCAAATGTAGCTGCCGTAGTACTGAATAATTTAGAAGCCAACAAAGATGTATCAGGGTCTGCGGTTACAAATGTTTGACCTCCTGGTGATCCATTGCCGCTTGCTATTCCTCCTGCTCCTCCTGCACCAACTTGGACGAACAATGTAGCTGGCAGGAAAATAGTAGGGATTGTTAGATTGATAGTGCCACCAGCACCGCCCCCACCACCGCCGCCTCTGATTGCCCCAGAAGTTCCCGTAAAGCCACCACCGCCACCACTGCCAGCATTCATTGCCAAGATATTGATAAAAGTAGCGCCTTTGGGTATTTTATATGGCAAAAAATCATTTACGCCCATTCCGCCTTGAAATATGGTCGTGCGATTTATATTGTTGATTACAAATCCGGATGTTTCTTGAAGCATTTCAATACGTCCTTAATAATCACCACCAAAGCAAGTGATGGCAATATTATTGGCAACAGTCGTGCCAATCGTTACATTCACTACCCATCCAGCTTTTATCTGCCTGTTGATGGGAATTTCAAAATGTTGGGTCGCACTATTCGCTGAAGCTGTCGTAGCTGATATTGTTAATTCATCAATAAAGGTATTATTTGAAGGAGTAGAATTTGGTGAACCGTTATTGAGAAAAATACGGGCAACTGTTATAATGTTTGTGCCTGTAGCTTTAAATACGATGCTACTTACGTAACTTCCATTTGTTCCCGCTGTAAAAACGCCTACGACTGTTCCTGTCCCGTCATATGCCGTATTTTGAGTAATAATTGTTCCGAAACCAATATTTGGCGTTAACGTAAAAATTGGGTTTGTATTAGCGGCCATAATTGAAAACTCCTTTTATAATGAAAATGATAAACTGCTGACTTGATACATTAACCCCAAGGTTGCTCCTACCACGCCGCCACCTGCGGCTTGCCATGTCGGTAATGCACTTGATGATACATAGGTCAAAACATAACCAGCAGTTCCTGTAGCTGTGCTTTGTAAAGCGCCTGTCGTCGTGGTACCTCCACAAATTGGCATGTAGGCCGTAAAGCTTATATCTCCAGTTCCTCCATTTGAAACTATGGTTGGAAGAGGTGAATTGATTACATTGTTTGTAGCCATTTAAATCTCATACGTAAGTTAGGTTTCCAACTGAACTAAGAACCGAAAATTGTGTATTGGCAGCAGTGCAGACTATATAAACAACATCGAATTGATTTGAAGATGCAAGCGAACCACCAGTTCCTGAAGTTGTTGTGACATTACCAAAGTTAATTTGCTGGCTTGCTGCTTGTGCAAGTTTCCATCCTCCAGCACCTACTCCGGCAATAGCAAACTCAGTTCCTTGGGCTGCAAGGGCAGGAAGGGTAAGCGTGACAAGCGATCCGGAATTAGCCAAATAACTTGTGTTAGCTACCATGAGTGCAGAGGTCGTTTGATTAACCCAGTTGCTGGCTGCGGCAGTAGAAGAAATTGTGATAGAACCACTGGCACTTGTGATAGAAATTCCTGTACCCGCTGACAATGTAGCCGCGGCTGGCGCGCTTGCTGTTGTACCAATCAATATTTGCCCTGCTGTCAGGGTCTGCATAGAAGGAACACCTGCACCGCTTGTTACTAAAGTTCCGCTATTTGCTGTCGTTATTCCTCCAATTACGTTAGCTGAAGATGAATAAAGAAGCTGATTGATGGTCGTAGTCGCTGGATAAGTAGCCGTTGACCATGCAGGTGTTGTTGAGGAACCAGATAGCAATATTTGGCTCGCTGTTGCAGTCCCTGCAAGGATAGCCCCGGCTGATGCTGTTGAATAAAATATGCCACCATTTGATGCTGTCAACGCTGCTTGCGTACCACCATTTGCCAATGTTGTTGGAAGTGGTGAATTGATCGCATTATTCGTGGTCATTTAAAATACTCCTAAAATTTTATATATTAAGTTAAACTACCGTTAAATTTCCAATAGAAGCATAAACAACAAATTGCGTATCTGCCGTTACACAAACAATCGTTACGGAATCAAAGGTATTCATACTTGCCAAAGACCCTCCAACGCCAGTTGTTGTAACCTGCGTTCCAAAATTGATAAATTGTCCTGCATTTTGTGCGATTAACCAACCTCCTGCGCCTTTTCCGGTTACGTTAAACGTAGAACCAAAAGCAGCCGTTGCAGGAAGGAGAAGCGTGACAAGGAGGGCATTATCGGCTACATAGTTTGTATTAACGGCCATAGTGACAGGGGTGGATGTTTGGTCAACCCACGTGCTGCCTCCGCCGCCGCCACCACTTACCCAGATAGAGCCATTATAAACTTCCATAGCTGAACTATCGGTATCATAGATGACCATACCCTCAGCAGCAGTCAGGGCATTCCTTTGAGTATCTGTCATTCGTGGCAGGAGAAGGGCGCCAGTCGTTGATGCCAGTTCAAGAATGGCACTTGTATTTGGCGTAGATGTACCAATACCGACATTTACCCCATTGCCTAATATCATGGAGTTACTTTGGCCAACGGAGGCATTATGGCCAATGGCTATTGCATTGGTTATTAT